TATGGAACCGCTAGAATCCTTGACGCTGACAATACCAGGCAAGTTACCAACCTGGAACGCACTACTGGCGATGAATCGATTTCAAAGGGCAAAGGTCCGGCATTCGATACACCAGTTAGTATTCGAGTCCATTCGTACCGATGCCGTTTGTGTGACGTTGACGGAATTTCATCCAAGGCCCTTATCGATGGTTTGGTGCTTACCAACATCATTGCCGACGACTCAACGAAAGAAGTTGTCGAAGTCACCTACGCGCAAACGAAGGTTAAAAACAGGTCGGACGAAAAAGTCGTCGTGACGGTGGTTAGGGTTCGAACGTTAAAGGCGAACAAATGGCAACAATCGAAGACCTGAGAAAATACCAAGCAGAACTGAAATCCAAGTTTGGTTCTGATACCAACGTGGCTTATGCAAACGTAAGCATGACACAGCTATCGATTGCAAGGCATTACGGCAGTGCAAACATCCAAGGCAAACACTACATTTACAACCCAGTCGATGACTCGCTGATCCGTGAGGACGTGTCGAAGTGGGTGGCGAAGCGGAAGAAACGAAAGGAGTAATCATGGACAAGCAAGAATTTATCGAAGCCTTAGAAAAAAAGCTGGAGCCAGTGTTTAACTGCACTTCATGCGGGAAACCATTCACCCAGCACGACGGCATCATTCGAACGTGTGAAAAGTTACAGGGAGTGCAAGCGGAACTTGACGCTGTAAAATTGTGCCCTGCTGATTTTTTCGGCCAAGCGATTTCTTTGCAGTTGGCAATCAAAGAGATTAACAACGAGCTTACGGTGGATATTTGCAAGAACTGCCCACGGTTGGTGCTGATGGTTTTTTTCGACCTGGAACGGCAAGCGGAAGAGATCGTTGAGGCGATGAAGGCGAAGTCGTAACAAAAACCCTTTTGTTTTTGTTACGAAGAATCCCCCCATCACGAACGGAAATAAAGATGGACCAGATAGAAGAATGCAGAATGTACAACTTAAAAGAGGTTTGCAAGATACTTGGGCCTCATGCAAACACGATCGTAAAATGGTCGAAAGAGGGCAAGTTTCCTATTCCTAAAAAGACTGGAGTGAAAACTTATTGGTGGTTCGGCTGGCAGTTGCGAGAGTGGATTAAGGAACAACCACCCACAAGCACCCACAAGTGACGGAATCTTTACGCTGACGGAATCCCTAGCGTTGGTAGGGTTGTGCAAACAACTCGCTGCACAGGGGGATTACCGTGGGTATCAAGTCGGCTGGCAGATTGCACGCAGAGGAACTTTGCAAGAAGTATCCTGACCATTCGAACATCGGTTTAGCGAAAAAGCTGAGGGTAGATTATCCAGAATGCTTTTTCAGTGTCGAGCGTGCTAGAAGCATGGTTCGAGAAATTCGCGGCGTGAATGGCAAGCGAGATAGGAAGCTAGCCACACAGCCTAGGGCAAAAGGTAAGGCTGGGCAAGTTCCCAAGATGCCTCCTAGCTTGGCTGAGCCTTGGTTGCCATTCGATTTAGGAAGCGGGATTCGGGTGGGTTCTATATCGGATGTTCATATTCCATACCACCACGAAAGAGCACTTGAGGCTGCGGTTACTGATCTTAAGAAACGCAACCTGGATGTGCTGCTAATCAATGGGGATTTTTCGGATTTCTACCGTATTTCCCGCTGGCAAAAAGACCCGAAAAAACGAAAACTCAGCGAAGAACGAAAGCTAGTTATTGAAGGGTTGGCGTGGTTGCGGTATGAGTTTGGCAAGAAACGCATTGTCTACAAGCTTGGGAACCATGAAGAAAGATGGAACCATTTCATTTGGAACCAGTGTCCAGAGATTTACGACCTTCCCCAAATGCAGATTGAATCGCTGTTGGAGTTCGAGAAGTACGGGATTGAACTGGTTGAGGATCAGCGTCCAGTGTTGGCGGGCAAGTTGCCAATCTTCCACGGGCATGAATTGCCAAAAGGTTTAACTAACCCAGTGAACCAGGCGCGCGGGGCTTTTCTGCGAACGAACGATTCGACGTTGACAGCTCACGGCCATCAAACGTCTAGCCAGCCGCATCCAACATGGGACAAGAAAGAAGCGTTTTCTTGGTCGCAGGGATGCTTGTGCGAAATGCATCCGGCTTTTGCTCGGATAAATAAATGGAACCTTGGACACGCATTCATCGAAGTGTACCAAGATGGCAGCTACGACGTTTCGAACATGCGGATTACCGAAGGCGGAAAGGTTCGATCCTCATGATTCGCAAAGGCGACATCGTTCAGCTTTCATTCCGCGATCATGCCGAAGGTACGGACCATTTTGAGTTTACGACTTATGGACGAGTCATGTCGCAAACCAAGCTGGCAATCGTGGTTTGCTGCTGGCAGTACGCAGACACCAAGAAGCCAGTCTGCGCGGAAGATGCCAATGTGATTGTGCATACGATCTTGAAGTCAACGATCACCAAGATTCAGAAGTTGGTGCTGGCATGACACAACCACCCACAATCAGCCACAAGCAAGCGAGACAGCCGATTAGCCAGTAACCCCCAAAGGATAGTCTTACAGTCAACTGAGTATCCAGTATTCACTGCGGAGTAAATTCCATGCCACCGATTATCAAGACTCTCATCACCTCACGACGATTTTGGGCGGCTGCGGCGGTTATCGCTGTGCCAGTGTTGAATGAGAAGTTTGGCTGGGGGCTTTCAGAGGAAGTGTTTGTCACTTCTGCAATTGCTGTTGTCGGTTGGATTCTTGGTGAATCGCTGAGAAGTAGCGAACAGGTTTCGACCGTCAAGGTTGTTGAGGTTGTTCGCTCGAAAGACGATACCAATGTTACGGCGGCGTAAGTTGCTTCCCAGACTTGGCGCAGCAGCTTATGAAGTTGCCCGTCAATCATGGATCAAATCAAACGGTCGCGGTGACGATGCGCGATTGATTTTCGAGTCGAACGAGCGTCTGCAAAAGTTTTCACCGTTGACAATTTTGGCAATGCTTCAGTTTGCATTATGGCTTTGGGATCGATGGCACAAGAACGGCAACTACGAGCCTAGCGTTGTCATGGGTTCAGAAGAACTTCAATGGATCGGAAACGACGACGATGAGTGAGACAAAGCAAGTCAATTGGCTACCCTGGATCGCTGTTGCTGCACTTAGCCACATGCTTTGGACCACCGACCGTGCGCCAATTGATCCGGTTGTTCCAGTGCCTGTCTTGGCATCTCCAAGCAAGACACTTGACGCCTGCTATCTTGCAGACAGGTCAAGCAAGCTCGATGTTCTGAAATCAGTTGCGGCGATGGAGGAAGCCACGGACGAACAAAGGTTGAAGCAGTTCAACGACCTGAGTGCATCAAATCGAGTTAAGGACTTTCAGCCTTACATTGACATCGTTTCGGTCGCGTTGGTCGAAGATAGACTTGGCGAACTTATTTCCAAACTCCAAGCAAAGAAATAGTTTAGCAAATGAGCGAATCAGGTTATTTGATCGAGCAAGAGGATAAAGACTTCCTAGCTTCGTTGCCAGTGATGTCACTGGAATCAGCCTTATCCTACAACGGCTACCAAGAGATTCGCCTTGACCCTCGCAAGCTAATCCGGATCGAGAACCAGGCTTCTCAGGGATCGTGTGCTGGTCATTCGCTTTCGTCGATTCTCGAATGGTGCTACACGGTTGCAACTGGTGGCGAGATCATTCAGTACTCTCGTGCTATGGCCTATTACGAGGCACAACGCATCAGCGGCATTCGCGGCGACAGTGGAAGCACAATCTCGGCTGGAGTTAAGTTGGGAATGGGAACAGGGCTTTGCATCGAGGAGCTTTGGAAGTATCCAGCCAGATATGACAATTCAAGACCTGCGAACTATCAAGCAGTTTTAGACAACGCAAGCAAGCACAAAGTCGGATCAGCAACCAAGATCACCACCTACGAAAGCTATCGCGTTTTTCTTGGTGCTGGTTTGGGTGGTGTTCACAATGGCATTGCTTGGGGCAACGGAATGAACCGGGCAGTTGTCGAAAGCTTTTCCCCAGGAGGTGGAGGTCATGCCATAGCGGGTTTGTGCCTTAGTGAACGAACTGATACGCAGGGTCGCCCGTATGTGTGGATTGCCAACTCCTGGGGTTTGCAGTTTGGTTCGAGAGATGTTCTAGGTTGGCAAGAGTGGAGTCCTAACGCAATCAGCCAAATGCTGCGTCACCAATGGACTGAGATGGTTGGATTGTCTGATATGGCAGTTCCGAAACCTCGCAAATTCAGCGTGGACGAATGGAAAGAAAGGCTGAGGTCATGAAACAAATGCCATTTGTCCTTCTAGTTGTTGGTGCGGCCGCATTGCTTGGACTTAACCACGAGTACCAGGCAATCAAAGCACGACTCGCAATCACACAAGCCAAAGTTGACGCACTCGCAGACGAAACAAACGCAACGGTCGAGATACTTGGTGCGGCGATTCAAGACCTGCGAGACGTTTTTGCGAAGTTATCGTCTGACGATAAACCATCTTTAGATCAGTATAAACCAACAATCAAGCCTCGCATTGTCATGCATTCGGGTGAAGGTTGTGCGCCTTGCGAAAAATGGAAAAAAGAAGCGAAGCAAGTCTGGGAAGATATTGGCTGGCAGGTCGATGTGGTTGAAGAAACGCAATCAACCCGCTTCTGGCCTTGGTTTGAAGTCTACGATTCAGACGGTAAGTATTTTGAAGTGGATGGTGCATTGACTAAAGACTCATTCGAGAAAGCCAAGCAAGCGAAATGAGCAGCGAAGCAAACGGTCTTACAGGGTGGGTACTAGCAGGCATAGGAGCTATCGTGTCAACACTTTTGACTGGCGTTGTAACGTTGTTTCGCATGCGAGAAAGCGAGAACACAGCAGCGATTGCGAAGCTGGAGAAAAGCCTGTCTGAAGTCAGCAGCAAGGCGGACAAGTGCGAAGAGGATCGTCACGTTTTGTTTACGTCTTGCGAAGTGTTGAAAATCAAGTTGGAAGTGCTTGAAAAGCGTATCAGTTCCATCGATACCAACGGGACAGACTTTGCACGAAAGCACGAGGGCAACCGATGAGTGCAGCAGTACGAAACCTATACATCGAACAGGGTGCAGACTGGGCTGAAGACTTCCAAATCTTGGACGAGAACGGAGTTGCTGACGACCTGACCGGATGCACCATCGAAGGTAAAGCACGAGACGGCGAGTTACGCACTTCAGCCGTTGTTTTTTCGTTTACATTCGTGGTCAATACGAGTGAAGACAGGATCTACGTTACAGTTCCTAAAGCCACAACGACAGCCATTACAACGCTTGGAGCAAAGCCAACCGACAAAGCATCGACGTACTACTATGACTACGAGTTAACTCGGCCTGGTGGACTGACTGAACGCATCCAAGAGGGCAAAGTGCTGATGAGTCGGGAGATTACTCGATCATGACATCGTACACATTACAGGTACAACCTCGTGCTAGCTACACAATCGAGTATTCGAACGAACGAGGGCCACAGGGACCAACCGGCCCTGCTGGTGCAACAACCACAGACGCTAGTTTGCTTGTCTCCGGCACTTTAGCAGACGCTCGATTGTCGTCGAATGTTTTGCTAGTTTCTGGCAACCTTGCGGGTCTTGCAAGTGCAGCAACTTCAAGGACGAATCTAGGGCTAGGTACTGGTGACAGTCCTTCATTCGTTGGCTTGACCGTCACCGGCACAGGCACGCTCCAACTCCCCAGCGGCACAACCGCCCAACGTGTGGCATCGCAGGGGATTCGGTGGAACACGACAGATAGTAGGCATGAGTTTTACACGGGATCGACTTGGTACAACCATGCTCGATTGACAGGCGATACGTTTACGGGCGCAGTTGGAGTATCAGCCAACGGCGCAGCTTCAGCACCAGCAACAACACTTACCGGGACTTGGTTCACTGGTGGCACAGCAACCACCACAAAGCCACAATTGCTCGTTGAGCCAACTGGCACAACTTCGACAAACTGGAGCACAAGCGGAACCGGATTGGGGATTAACGCAGCGAGTGGGTTTGGTGGCGACCTGATAAACGCGCAAATTGCAAGCTCAAATATATTTCGAGTATCTAGCGGAAGTGTAGTAAGTGCGTCTTTCTTTCGAGACTCCGGCAACCAAGCTAATTACTTCGGCGGGGGCATCAACGCACGCAATACTTGGCTTGTCGCGTATTCAAACGACGGAACAGATTTTGG